ATTTTTCCGCCAACACCGCGCGGAAGAATTTCGTGAACATCTACCGAACGACCGGTACATTTACTATCCCATTTTGCATTGCAATTAGGGTGTTCACGTAAAAAACGTTCCACAAATTTGGAACGCCTTTCGTATATCTTTTTCATTTTTTCAGAACGGGGCTGTAGCGATTTAGTCGCTTTCAGTCCTTTTTTGCTTTTTAAAGTGGTGCGTGCATGTAGCGTTGTTCTGCTAACAAGTCCCTTTTTTGATTTAAGGGGCTTTCGCCTTTCCACTTACAGGTCTACGTGTTGTTGCTGTGTGTCAAGAATTGAAATAAGGCGTTTGTATTCTTTTATTTTTGCTTCCAGGTTTTCAACCTTTTCGCCCAAAGTTACTACAGTCTTTTCAAGTTCCGTGACGTATTCATTAATTTCGTTATCGTAAGACATTAGTTACCACTTTCTCGGTAGGAAGCCATAAGACTTCTAAGTGCTTCTAAACGGCTTCGTACAGACATTAATGCCTGACGTGTTGCATCGTGCTTAGCCTTCGCGCTTTCCATGGCAATTCGTTCTGCTTCTGTTTGAACGGTTGCAATGTCATCGGCAAGGTCAGCAGTTACTTTTTTACCTTCGTAATCACCATCGACTCTTGCCATAAGACGATTCTTAGCAAAAGCAACTTTAAAGGCAGATTCTGCAAAACCATACTCGTCCGCTGTTACTGCAAAGTCTTTCGTAAGGTCTTCCATTTGATTCATGGCATGACGCATTGTTTCTTCTATATGCAAGTAACTAAGCGGAACGGAGTAATAGTTTTTGTCAGACATTAGAACGCTTCGTATTCCGACTTACTTACGCCAGCAAAAGCAGGGGCATCGTTCTTAACATTCTTGGTGATTGATACAGTGGCAAAGCGAAGCAATGCACCAACATCGTCAGCAACGATTTCAGCAATTGTTCCCTTTGTTCCGTCCTTCTTTTCGTAATCACGAACTTCAAGACGACCAGTTACAACAACACCAGCACCCTTTTGAAGTGATTCGTTTACGTTTTCTGCTGTCTTGCCGAAGCAAACAACATCGTAGAAGGAAGTGGTTTCGCGGTCCTTAACACGGCGTGTTGATGCAAGACCAAAACGCACGCGTGCCATTCCACTATCGCCAAACTTCAATTCTGGTTCACGGGTTAAGTTACCCGTTACTGTGATTGATGAATCCATTACGATTCCTTTCTAGTTAGTCCCCTGAAGTGACTTCAGGTTGTCGATTACTGCTTTTGCTTCATCGAATGTAAGGTCGGCCAATCCCGTTACAGGGTGTCCAACAATTTTGTCAAGTGAATCGTACATCTGAAGGTCATCCCAGCCAAGGCCGGTGTGTGAAATAGCCCAAATCATTCGGGTCATTCCTTCGGTTGCCATCTTTCCACTTGCTGCTTTGCTAGCAACTGTGGCACTAAGACTAGGTTGTGAAGCCTTCGCTTTAGGTGCTGGTGCAGATTGCTGTGTTGCTTGTGTTGCAAAGTTTCCATCGTCATCGTCATCGGCAACAATACCAAGGCATGACATGTAGGAATACCTTCGTGCATAGGTGACCGCCGAGCCCTGGGCTTGAGGGTCATTCTTTACTAGGTGCAAACGCATTTCATGTGAAATGTATTGACCTGACGTGTGCAACAAGTAAGTGGTTAGCGTGTCATTGTCACCACTTGAATCGATGAATTGACTAACCGCAAGACCATGCTTAGACAAAATCGGTGTTGTGTGTTTTACAACTTCGGGCAATCCTGCGTACTTACTTTTGAAGAATGGGTTTACGGAATCCTTGGGCACGGCAGAAAATTCTGCCTGTGCGCTAACAAGTGCCATAGCCAATTCGTTGATTGATTCACTTTTCATATTTACCTTCCTTTCTTAAAGGTTTAAATATTGTACAGGTGTTTTTGTCACTTGTCAAGAACCTACTTCGCTGCACGCAAAGTTCTTGGGCCGGGACGTGTTTTCTTAAATTGTTCAAACACTTCAGGTGCTTCACGCTTTAAGCGGTCGGTGTCAAGGGTTTCAACATCCTTGCTTGCTTTGTAAGAAAGAATGACTTCACCGTTAACAGTGGCGTATTCTGCATCACCAACAAGTTCTAGGATTCGGGCACGTAAGGCCTTCCTTGCTTTGTCGGTTTCATCAGCATTCACCTTTGCTTCGGTGAATTCTTCCCAAAGTTCTTTAAGTTGTGAACCGCCTTCAAACCCTTTGCCAACTTCATGGCGTGGATAGCGGGCACTAAGCGCAGATTCTGTGGCATCGCTACCATCGGTTTCAGGTGCAACGCCAGTTTGAATAAGGTCCCAAAACTGGGATTCCATAATTACAACGTTTTCCGCCAACTGGTCGTCCCATTCCATTTCACGAACCTGAAGTCCGTGTCCGCCAACAAGTGCGGCAAATGTAATGTTGGTATAACCAGTAACAATTCCGTAGTGATAACCCTGCAACATGTATGACTGTGGAATCTGATTGTTTGCCCAAGCCGCAGGATTTCCTGGGCTTGCAATACCAGCGGTTTTGACTTCAAGAATTCCGTGAACATTGTCACTTGGTTCTGATTCTTCACGCCACATCGTTACCTGACCAGCAGGAAATTTTTCGCTTGGTTCAACAATAAGGAAGTCAAGGTTGGCAAACATGAATTCTTGGCCAGGTTCTTCTGACCAAAGAATGACAGGCCACTCAACAACAGCCTTGTTGTAATCTTCCGCATACGCTTCTGCAACAACACGTTCTAGACGGTGACCCCACTTGGTGGCTTCATTGCCAACGGAATCTGCCTCTACTGCACCAGTCTTTTCTGACCAGAGTGCATAGGGTGACTTGTACTTGTTAACGCCAACAACGGTACCAGCATCAGAACCACCGATACCACCCTTGCGTGCTTCAAGCCATTCGCTTTCTGACATGTCCCAAACGGGAATTACTTTTACCTTTTTCATTTGTCTTCCTTTAACTTGATTGTTCTTGCTACCTTATCCTCAAAAGTCAGGATACCTAAAGACCGTAGTTCCTGACAAGCCGCGAACACAGTTCCAACTGAAAGACCTGTATTCTTTGACAAATCACGGTAACTTGGACCGTAGTTATGTTCAGTGTACCACAATTTTACTGCTTGAACAACTGTTCGTTCGTTCGCAAGTTTTGCGTTTTTTTCGTTCTTATTCGGCGTCTTCAACTTGCAACCCTTCCAAGGTTAAGGTTCCTGACATAGCAAGAACGCGCTTGTAAATTTCTTCGTACAAACCTTCGGTAGCCTTGATTTTTTCAATGGCCTTGTTCCTACCGTTTGCAAACTGTTCGCCATCATAGTAAATCCATGCACCGCGTGCTTGGAAAATACCAACATCTACGGCACAGTCCAAAAGTGCATTTACTTTTGGAACACCGACACCGTATTCAAGGTCAAATTCAGCCTGCTTGAAGGGGGCTGCTATTTTATTTTTTACTACCTTTACACGGGTTCGGTTAGCAGTAGCATCTTCGCCCTTCTTAATGGTCTGAATACGGCGAACATCTAGGCGTACCGAAGCGTAATAGGGCAAAGCCTTTCCGCCAGGGGTGTATTCGCTAGGACCGTACATTTTTCCAATGGATTCACGCAATTGGTTAATGAAAATGACAATGGTTCCCGTTTTTGATACGACCCCTGTCAATTTTCGCAGTGCCTGACCCATCAATCGTGGCTGAAGGCCAACATGGTGGTCGCCCATTTCGCCCTCAATTTCGGCTCGGGGAACCAAAGCGGCCACTGAATCAATGACAACCATGGCAATTTTGCCACTTTCCACCAGTCGAAGTGCAATTTCAAGACCTTCTTCAGCCGTACTTGGCTGGGATAGCAATAATTCGTCCAGGTTGACACCCACTGCTTTGGCGTATACGGGGTCTAAAGCGTGTTCTGCGTCAACGTAAGCGCAAGTTAGACCCAAAGCCTGGGCCTCAGCAACAGCGTGCATTGCAAGGGTTGATTTACCGCTTGAAGGCGGTCCGTAAAATTCCACAATCCTGCCCTTTGGAAGACCACCGGCACCCAAGGCCATGTCTAGGGGTAGAATGCCCGTGGAAATAACTTCCACCGGAAGCACTTCGCTACTGTTAAGGCGCATAATTGCCCCAGCACCGAACTGCTTATTGATTTCATCCATAATTGCTTGCAATTCTGGGGTAGCCGTTTTCTTTGCCACTTGTTCTCCTATCGGTTAGAACAACACTATACACGAACCCATGTTCAAATTCAACTTGACAGGGGGATTTTTTTACGATAGCCTTTGACCCATGAACCAATTTATGTCGTCGTTCAGTACACTGAACATAGCGTGGGTCGACAAAGAAGAAGTTTTCGTAAGGGCAAGGTATTCCGAAGCCTTTGTGGAAGACTGTCGCCAAATCGAAGGCCGTCGCTGGGATTCTGAACAAAAAGTCAACGTATTCCCAGTTTCACAAATTCCGGCACTTAAAATGCTTGCCGAAAAGTGGAATATCCGCATGCCCAAGGAAGTCCTTAGTGCTGACGATGGGAAATATTTCACAAATTCCACGCGTAATCACTTCCAGGTTACCGTTGACGGCGATGAAATAGTTATTTGCTTTGACTACAACCCTAGGATGATTGAAGCCATCCGTATGTTTATCCCTGGGGTCAAGTGGAACGCTAACCACAAGGAATGGCGTTGCGCCATTACCAGCATGTACGAAGCGGTGAATTTTGCGGTTGAATACAACCTAAGTATTTCCAAGATGCTTGAAGAAAAGGCAATTGAAGTACTTCAGAACAACATGGACATGCGTGAAGCGTCTATGTCGTTGGACGCGGAAATAGAAATCCCCGACATTGCGCTACCCCTTATGCCGTATCAAAAGGCGGGCGTCGCCTACATGAAGAAGGTGCGTAAGGGCATCATCGGTGACCAGCCCGGTCTTGGTAAGACTGCACAAGCAATAGCCACCGTCGCTTCGGAAAATGCTTACCCAGTAGTAGTTGTATGTCCTAATACATTAAAATTTAATTGGCAGCGGGAAATTCAAAAATTTTTCCCAAAATTAAGGGTTTCCATCCTTAGTGGAACTAAGTCTGAAACCATAGAAGAAACAGATGTAATCATTGTTAATTATGACATTTGCTATGAACGTAATGGTGACATGCTTAGGCATGGTTTTAATTCGTTAATCGTGGATGAATCCCACGCCATAAAAAATGGTGTGAAGAAGACGAAGTGCCCGTTGTGTAATACAGCCGTGCGTTCTAACGCTACGCGGTGCAACACTTGTGGCGCGGGAAAAATTAAACCGATTGAATCGTGGACGGTGAAGCGCACCGGTGCGGTGATGCAACTAGCGAAGTCGTTGGACCCGCAGGATTTTGTAATCCTACTAACCGGTACCCCGATTACGAATAGACCCGATGAATTAATCCCGCAACTAGAGGCGGTCGGTCACCTAGCGTCGTTTGGTGGGTCGTGGCGATTTAAGAACCGCTACGCACCGAAACGTAACGTGGCACTTAATACCGCCGAACTAAATGTAAAACTTCGTGAACTGTGTTTCGTACGACGCAACAAAAAAGACGTGTACGAAGACCTACCGGAACTTCGCAATGCCGTCCAGTACTTGCCGATTGACAGCAAGCAGATGAACTGGTACCAAGAAGTTGAACGTGATGTAGTTGAATACTTTGCCAACCGTGCCAAGGAACTAGCCGAAGAAGACGGTAGTGATGGCACGGACGCCTACTGGCAGAAAAAAATTACTTTGGCCCGCGCCGAAAATCTTGTCAAAATTACTGCGCTACGTGATGCCGTATCTAAGATTAAGTACGACAGCATTACAGCGTGGCTGGACAACTTCCTTGAATCAGGTGACGGCGAAAAAGTAATTGTCTTTGCTGAACACATCGAATTTGTAGAAAAATTGTTTGACCGCTACAAGTCAGTTGCAGTCAAAATCCGTGGTGGTGTATCCGCCGACGACCGTATGGCCGCAGTTGATAAGTTCCAAAGCGACCCAGATTGCCGTGTTTTTATTGCTAATATGACAGCCGCTTCCGAAGGCTTGACATTGACCGCCGCAAGTGATGTAGTGTTTTGTGAACTTGGCTGGACCCCAGCCATTCACGAACAGTGCGTCAGCCGTTGTTACGCCCGTGCTAACGATATGCACGGTGCTACCGCGTGGTACCTTCTTGCACAGCAGACTATTGATGAAACTATCTATAACCTGCTTGAAAATAAGAAGAAGGTAGTTAACGCAGTTACCGATGGTGTGGATGTTGAGGAAGGAGACAGTGTTATGGGTGGGCTTATTAAAGACCTTGCTGAACGGGGGTTGTCCAAGTGACCGAAACCGTAGGCATACATGGATACAGGTATGCGACCATCCCGGAATGGATTTTGGACGCCGAAATTAGCCCATATTCAGTCCGTCTTTTTAGTGTACTTAGCCGTTATGTAGGTAGCAACGAAGCCGCTTGGCCTTCGCGAAGGCTATTGGCTGAACGAATGCACTGTTCCGTTGACAGGGTTGATGCTTCTGTCAAGGAATTAGTTGAAATTGGTGCTATTTCTACAGTCCGTAGGCACCGTGAAGATGGTTCTTACACCAGTAATTTCTACTACTTGTGGCCGCTAACTTCGGAGGGGGTAGCCGCTAAAACACCCCTAGGTAGCCGTCAAAACGACCCTACCCTAGCCGCCAATCTCCTACAACATGAAAGAACATTAATAGAAAGAACATTAAAGAAAGATACTTCTTCGGAAAAGAAGAAGCGTAATTCTTACGATGATGACTTTGAATCCCTGTGGAAGTTGTACCCACGTAAGGTAAACAAGTCAGGTTCTGCCAAGGCGTACTGCACTGCAAGGAAGCGTGGCGCGACACACGAAGAACTTATGACCGCTACAAAAAATTACGCGTTGGAACGCACCGGTCAGGAAGAAAGATTTACGTTACACGCGCAAACTTTTTTTGGCCCGAACGATAGGTGGCGCGACTACCTGCCAAGTACTTCTACGTATGCATACGAACTTTCTGGCGAAGAAAAGAAAGCGTGCGCATTGTATGATGATTACGACGGTGGTAAAACAAACATTAACCCCGCCAAGAACGGTTATAGTAGACCTATCAATAGTCGTGGTCAGTTGATTGACGCGCAAGGCCGACCGTTTGAACTTGATACAGCAAGTGGTCGCCGTAGATATTTAGTTGAAGTGTAAGGGACGGGTAAAAGGTGGAACAGGATAACAAACCGGCACCATATGACATGGTGGCTGAAGAATCTTTACTGGGTGCAATGATTTTGT